TTGTCTTGGCATTTATTATCAACACATTTACCATTTTCATGAAACACACAATCACTATCATTTTCACATTCATTTATTTTTAAATATTGTCGTCTGAACTGCGGTGATTGGTTTTTAAACATTTTTGAATTTTTAAAATCTTGTGTGTAAAATCCATATTTTATATCATACGTTGATGTTTCTGTGACAACTCCATCAGCAATTCCTTCATCTAATAATAGTTTATGCACATATTTGCCGGGTATATAAAATCGAATGTCATCTGTGTTTATGTATGTTATACTATTTTTGAAAATTGAACATAATTTGTTTAATTCAAGTTTATTGTCAAAATCAATTAGACATATTACTATATTCAAATCTGAATTACTTGTTAAATACTCTATGTTTTTATCATAATTTGGACTGTTATAATCATATTTCAAACAAAATATATTGTATTTTGGAATTGTATGTTTTGTGTAATATTCAATGTCAGTAATAGTTTCATCTTTTCCATTAATATGTCTTTGTCTAAATCCATCACCACTTGCCAATATCATTTTTCTCATAGATATTTGCAAAAAATCTGCTGGCAATGATGTATTTGATTCTCGAAAATCTAATATTCTTTTATCACTCATTATAAACAATTATTATATATTATCGTCCGCCAAACATGCGTCTTCCCAGTCGAGTGGTCATAAAAAAGTTGTAAACAAACAACAAAATGAAATACAAGACCATTAAATAAATAATCACTGTCATGAACTTGACAAAGTTGCAATAGAATGAATTGTCTTTGGAATCGCACACAACGCCAGCGCCGATGCCAACGCCTCCAAATAAACGCCCCCCACCAATACCGCCGCGTCCTTTATATCCTTCATACTCGTTTTTTTCCATGGTTGACATTATATATTTTCCACGATATAATGTCAAATTCCCATATAGAAATATCTGCCATTGTTTTCTAACCAAATGATTCCTAAATTTATACATTTACAATCGCATTTCATTCACCTCTATTTTTTAACCGAATTCGAAATCATCTTCTACATTTTTTATGTGATGCCCTACGAAAAAACCGTTTTCAAACGCATTGTCAAAGACATGGTCAAAGATGTGAAAAATTTAATAGATGATGACACTTTCTCTATTGCCATTCCCACAAACAGCAATTGTGCCCTTTATCAAACAGAATTGGATGACGCCAACGCCAAACTGTGGAATTACTGCGTCATTTATCTAGGGGCAATTAACGCCGTTTTACTCGTCGTTTTTATACACGATGTTTGGAAGCATTTGGCATTGCATAATGGTGGCACATCTGCAATACGCAGTTCGCCAAAACACAATTCCAAATCTAACTTGGTGGCGTTCGGGAGCAATCCCAACTTTGTCGAATTGACAAACAAGAAAACTGATGATCAAGATGCTTCGAATTGTTCTGCGATAGAGGTTGCAACACATGCTGATATTCCCGTGCCATTTTACCTGTATTACTGGCGCAATTCTGGGTTTGTTGCGGAGTTTATCAAAACAATAGAATTCATTGTTTTGGTAGCATTTTTTGAGTATTTTTTCTTCATCTCTATCGTCAACAAATTTAAAATTGCCAATTCACACACATTGATGTGTGATGGAATGAGGGATCTGCAAAAGACCCCTTGAAACTTTATAGTCGGCGCACCATAATTTGCGGATATTTTTCGGTGGTTTCTACCAATCTATAACCCGAACTCGGCGGCAGACCCTTGCCAAACACATTGTACAGTCCACACAAAAATGCAATGACAACACTTCCTCCAAAAAGACTCTTGCTGAATATGCACATTTGTGGGTTCCACATTATTTTAAACATATTCATAAATCGCATTGATTGTTTGATATATGTTTTCACAAAAACCTTTTATATAAATTTACATAAAAGAATTTGAAATATACAATATACAGATGGAAACGGATTTGATAATTAACAAAAACATGAATTTGACGGTGTTTGTGTTGGATCCTCTATCGGTCATTGTGAAATTGGCAATCATCAGCAACAAACCGGTCGGAACCAAATTCCACATCTTCGACAACATGATTCAATTGCAAGAACCCGGACTATTCCAGAGCATCGTGCGATACTATTTCAGCGCCAACAAAACCGAAATACAATACCTGTATAACCCCATTTCACTCGCGTGCAGTCATTTTATGAATATGCGATACACCGAAAAAACACCGGCAATTAAGAAATTGTTCAAATGTGCTTTGCAAGGACTCGACAAATTGAAGGAGACCTATGCCGATTGCCCCATCATTGTCCTGTGTTTGCATTCCTATTCCAACCTGATAGAGAACTATTTAGAAGGACATTACAATGATGCGCTCTTCAAAAAAGACATGATGACTCCATATTACAGGAACGAATTGGTTTCCTTGATGAACGCCCAGTGGAACCCTGACCGAATCAAAATGGTGCTCGACATGATCGAGTTTCTGTGCAAAGACTATTCGGCAGCAAACAATGTGCAGTCGCTAGAGATTTTCATTGGCAACATTGATTCCTCTATGAAAAGTTTTGTGAAAGGGTGAATTATATCTATCCATATTTTATCTAAATATGGATGGATTTTTAAAATGGGAAACTATGACGCCAGAACAAAAGACAAGAATTAATATTCCCAATGCACACATAATTGCAAATCTGCACGCTTGTTACACTGGAGAAACAATTTCAAGTCCATACATTGATACATATTTCAGCGAATATAGATATGCATCATCTGGGGCAAATACATATGCATATTATCCTGGCCAAGAAGGAATGCAACAACTCTTGGGTTTTAATAATATGACAGAAGCATCTCGTCATTTAAGAAAAATTGGAAAAGATTCGCGAGAAAACTCACAACAAACAGTTGACATAAATCGTGAGCAATTAAATGAAATGAAAACAAGAATAAATTCAATTATAGAAGAAGCAAATGATGAACAAAAAGGAACAATAGAATACAAGCAACAATTTTTTATTCATTCAATTGATATTTATTTTAATTATTTAAAAGAACAAAATTATTATGAACATCATATAGCAGATTCATTGAATGAAATTAAAAATTTTTTAGAAACTAATATTAATTCTTTTATAAAAATATCCAGACCAACACCTAAAAAAACACGCAAAATAACACCATTGTCTAGAAGACTTACAAAAAAATGCACAAATGTAATAAAACTTTTTGAAAAAATTGATAAAGAAACACTTAATTCTTTGAATAATCGTTACAGAAAACCAATTGGAATACCAAGACAACAATTTGAAGGAAAACATGAAGGAGAAGAAGTATATGACCGTGGAGTTGCAGTTAAAATAATCGATGGTTCTTTATTAGATGAACTTAGTAGAATGTATTGTGCAATTCATGGACAACATTTTGAATCTTTTAAAACATCAATTGCAAAATATCCCGATGGAGTTTTTCTAAGAAAAGGCAATGAATTATTTAATTTTATAAATTGGTGTTTTACAACTTTTGTGGATCCAGACTTGGTTAATACAGAAAATCAGCATGAATTAATTAGAATATTAAATGCATTGTCAGCAGACTTTTATTTGAATCCAACTGAACAAGTGCACAAACCGGAACTTTTGCAAACAGATGATATTATTCTTTTTATAAAATTTTTGAGACATGCTATATGCAAAGCATTTGCTATTCCTGAGACCGATTGTTTAAATGTTAAATTTGGATATTTGTCATTGGGATGCAATGTGTATTACGGAAAAAAATCAGAAATGGAAATTTATGAAAATGATTCCAGTCAAAGTCAAAGTGCCTTATACAACCCGGATGAAGAATTTTCAGGAGGCAAAACACGCAAACGAGCAAGAAAGACTAGAAAATATCAAAAGAAATGAATTACGCCTCGATCTTGCTCTGCATATATTGTGTCAATTCGGTGTCCATGTCATCTTTTGCCTCCTCCTGTTTTTCCTCTTTCTCTTTCACCATTTTCTCTATGATTGCCTTGTATTGTCGTGTCTTCAAATCTGCTAAATTAGTGGTTTGCTCACGCGCCATTCCACTATCCCAAAAATGTTCATACAGGTAATGTGTAATCATAATTATAAGCGCGGAAATAATTATTGTATTTAGAATCCATGACATCGATTCTGTTATAATTATAAAACAGAATTGTATGATTCCTTTTTGGACGCGAATATTTCTGCAAAACCACATAGAAATAAAACGCCATCAAATGTATTCCAATGACCAAATTTATCAAACTCAGCAATTTATTAATAAACTTGGCAGATGTCAGTCATATTCATCGAACCGATACTAAAAAATATATTATAACAATGAGGAGTCAAGCATTTAACGGATTCATGTTTTTAGGTAACGGATTTTTACATTCCCCCAACTATAAAATAACCGTGTGTGAAAAGGAACACACAGATTGTTACAAAATAATGGACAAATGGTTCAATGAAAATTGATGAGAAAACACAAACAATATGTGTAAATAAAACACATATTATTTAATCAAAGAATGACGACAAAAACTACTCATAAAATCCTCATAAAAGACCGCACATATTCTGTGTGGGAACCTACCGACGCACCCAATCCTCTATTGCACAAACTGTTTCACGAAGATGAAATTGCCGTTTCCGAAACAGGCGCAATTACAATTGTGTCTGCATCATCCATGCGCAACCAATCGTTTCCCGCAGTCCTTGTGCTAAATGGAGGCAAAACATTTGGCAGAACTGTAACTTCAAATTCGGGAAAACCGGGACGTCTTCTCTATCAGTGCATCCCCGACAACCCCTGTTTGCCCGTTTTCTTGGTCCCCTATGATGTCAAGTTGGAGTTTTCCAAGGTGGTCAAAAACAAGTATGTCATTGTCAAATTTGACCATTGGCGCAATATGCATCCCCAAGGCATCCTCGACGCCACCTTGGGAAATGTAGACGAATATTTCCCCTTTAGTGAGTATCAATTATACTGTAGGAATCTGGTGAAATTGCAGGACAAGGCATTTGCGGAATTCACAAAGGCAGCGCGGCAACATAAGGCAAAATCGGATGATGAAACGTGGATTATGTCTCACCTTGCAAACCCCGAATACAACATTGTTGACTTGACTCATATAGATAATATTGTGAGCGTGGACCCAGAAGGGTGCGAGGATATTGATGATGCGTTTTCTGTAAGACGTTTGCCGGACCAAAACGGTTTATTGCAAGTCTCTATTTACATTGCCAATGTGCCATTGTGGTTATCTGTGTTAGACCTGTGGAAACACGTGCATTGCGCTGGTCGAATAACTACTGTGTATTTGCCTGACCGCAAGGTGCCCATGTTGCCGACCGTTTTGTCGGAGGATTTGTGCTCATTGAAAGCAGGCAAGTTGCGTTTTGCCTTTGTGATGCAGGCAACATTTAAGGTGCAGAATGCATTTGAATTGGTATCGGTCATCTATGAAAACGCAATAATTAAGGTAAAAACCAACTATGCATATGAAGACAAGAAATTGCTGAAATCTGCCGATTATGCTCTGTTAAAACAGATTGCACAAGGGTTGGACAAGGATTGTGTGGATTCACACGATTCACATGAAGTAGTTGCAACCTTTATGAAATTCATGAACGCACAGTGTGCGGAAACTTTGGCGTCGATGAATACAGGAATATTTAGGAATCAGGCGGGGACCGAAGACGGTCATACGAATTCCGCCTTCGGCAGACAGTCGAATTCCACCGAAGGTGGAATTCTTAGTGCCTCATATAGTGTTAAAAACGAGGGTCATGCACATCTTGGACTTTCCCATTACACCCACATCACAAGTCCAATTCGACGTTTGGTGGATTTGATAAACATGCGTATTTTAATAAACAGTTCAAAAATGAGTTTGGAATTTTCGACGATAGAGAAAATCAACAAAATATCAAAATCAGCAAAAAAGGCGCAAATGGATTGCGAATTATATTCCAAGGTTTTAGGTGCCGACCCCGAAACGGTTTATACAGGATCAATTGTGGATATAGACACAGATGAATTTGGCAGGGTAACACACACAGTGTATTTGGAGGAGTTGAAAACGTATGCGCGAGTCAAAGACCAAGAAACCTCTTACAACATGGGGGTGCCGAGGGTTAAAGTGCATCTGTTTGACGATGAACATAATTTGCGGAGAAAAATTCGCGTTGAGCGTGTGGATTATTAACAGAATACGTTGCATTTTTTTACATAACAACAAAACACTTTTCAAACAGATTTAGAAATAGTATCCCCTATTATATATCTAAGATGTTTACCCAACTTGTTTTATTAATTTCTGTGTTATGCACAGTCAACGCTTCTCTGCTCGAGAGATTCCAACAGTGGTCGGTGGACCACAAGATCGAACTGCCTTCCCCCGATGACAGTCGGTTTATGCACATGCTTGTCAACTGGCGCGAGAATGACCGCATTATTGACGAGACTAATGCCAAGAACTTGTCCTACACTCTAGGGCACAACCATTTCTCTGCTTTGAACCGCGAAGAGTTCCGTTCTTTAATGAATTTTGAGAACAACCGCATGTTAATGAGCGATGTTGCTGAGGTTTCTGAGGTTGCTGAGGTAATGCAGACACATTTGAGAACTGGTGTTTCATTTTCTTCTCCTGCGTCTGTTGATTGGCGCTCCAAGGGTGCAGTATCACCCGTGCAGGACCAGGGACAAGCAGGCACGTGTTACACCTTCAGCACTGCTGCAGCAGTCGAGTCAGCAATGGCAATTAAATCTGGTGTTTTAACAAAGTTGTCTGAGCAACAAATTGTGGATTGCTCAACAATTAAGAATGGCGGACCCAACATGGGCGTCAATGGTGGTCAGATTTCTGCCACATTTGACTGGATTGGCAAGACCAATGGTTTGTGCACTGAGGCATCATATCCCTATGTTTCGGGAACCACCAAGACTACTGGAACTTGCCAAAAGACTTGCACCAAGGTTGCTGGATCTGATGTTCAAAGTGTTTTTGAAGTGCCTGTCAAGTCGGATTCTGCCATGATGACTGCTATCAGCAACACAGTTGTTAGTATAGCAATCGAAGCAGATGAAAGTACGTTTCAACTTTACAAGTCCGGTGTTTTCACTGGCAAATGCGGAACCTCGCTCGACCATGCAGTGGCGCTGGTTGGATACACAGATAGTTATTACATATTGAGGAATTCCTGGGGCCTCAGTTGGGGCCAGAGTGGTTACATGTACATTGGTAAGGGAAATGACCCCGCCACTGGCAAACCCTATAACAATGGTGCTGGGCAATGTGGATTGTTAATGGAGGCATCTTACCCAATTGTATAAAGCAGAAAATTGATGCGAATGTAGAGACATAATTATAAATAATATAATTATATCAAGATGGTAAATTGTAAATATGAGGGATGTGCCACAAGAGCAAGTTATGGAATAGAAAGTAAAAAAGCATCTCATTGTTCAAAACATAAATTGGATGGAATGTTTTTAGTTACTGTAAAATTGTGTCAAGGAGAAAATTGCAAACGTTATCCACATTATAATTTGCAAGGAGAAACTAGAGGGATATATTGTGTTGACCACAAAACAGATGAAATGTGTGTTGTTGGAACATTATGTCTGCATAAAGATTGTAAAAATGTGGCAAAGTACAATTTGAAAAATCTAAAAAGGCAATATTGCGGAGAGCACAAAACAGATTTGATGGTTGAATCAGGAAAACCCATCTGTCAATCAGAAAATTGTTTAGTTATAGCAACTTTTGGAAATCAGGGTGAAAAAGCATCACGATGTTTAACACACAAAGAACCATCAATGTTTGATCTGTTTCACAAAACATGCGTTTTTAATGGATGCAAATCTCGTCCATCTTACAATTTGCCTGGTGAAAAAACATCACTGTATTGTTCAGAACACGCATCTGACAAAATGATTGACAATGCGCATTCCAAATGCAAAGAAAAAGATTGCATGAAAATCCCTTGTTTTAATTTTGAAGGACAAATTGAAAGACTCTATTGTTTAGATCATGCAAAAGAAAACATGATAAATATAACAACCAAATGTTGCGCAATAGAGGGATGCAACAAATTGCCGTGTTTTAATTATGAAGGACAAACCCGGAGACTATATTGCAAGGATCACAAATTAGAAAACATGGTTGATATTTCACACAGGTGTTGCGAACACGATGGGTGCAAAATAAGACCCATATTTAACTATAAAACGGAAAACCAAGGTCGTTTTTGCAAGGAGCACAAGATGGCAGGCATGGCGGACATTATTAATGACAATTGTGAACATGAAGGATGTGAATTGTCGCCATTATTTAATTATGCGGGAGAAACAAAACGTCGATTTTGCGCATCGCACAAATTGCCAAATATGTTTAATTTGACAAAAACATATTGTAAAACGCCCATGTGTGAAATACAAGGTTCCGCAAAATACGACGGATATTGTCTCCGATGTTTTGTATATACATTCCCAGACAAACCGGTGTCACGGAATTATAAAACAAAAGAATATGCAACAGTCGAATATGTGAAAACCAAGTTCCCCAATTTGCCTTGGATAGCAGACAAAACAGTATTGGGTGGTTGTTCCAAACGCAGACCCGACTTGTTGTTGGATTTACTGTATCAAATTATAATAATAGAAGTAGACGAAAACCAACACACAGAATATGATTGCAGTTGTGAGAATAAGCGCATTATGGAATTGTCACAAGACCTGGGACACAGACCTATAATATTTATCCGTTTCAACCCGGACAACTATAACAAGGAGGACGCGTGCATAACTTCGTGTTGGGGTCAAAACAAGAATGGATTGTGCATTGTGAAAAAGTCAAAAAAGAATGAATGGAATGACCGGTTGCGTGTGTTGGAAGACCAAATTGAATATTGGTTAAATCCCAAAAACGCAACAAACAAAACAATTGAAACAATCCAGTTGTTTTACGATTCATAAAAATAACACAGTGATTGTTGTGTTATTTTTAGTTATTGGTGACGAGTGGTTAATCTGCATTGCCCATCGTCTAAGCAGAAACGCCAAGGTCATTAATGACCCAATCCTTGACATCATTCGATTTTGCAAAATACACAATTAATCCGGATGTCACATTTTTTGACAACATGCTCATGAATTCTTCCACATCTTCTTCTGGATTAATTCCTGGATTAATTCCATAAACATTATAATATGTTTGCGCTGAATTCTCCGAAACTTTCTTGGGAATCCAGTAAGTATACAATTGTTCAATGTCATTGCCATTTTCTTTATCACGATGATAATACATTGTCAAATTTCGTCCACCAACAGTATAATTTTGTGTTAAATCTGAAGTGTTATAATTACCATCCGATCCCATGTTTCCATAACCACCAAATCTGAAAGGTAGACTATCGGCAACCGAAATGTCAATTTTGAAAATGCCCTGCACTGCCCAACCATGTTTTATCGTAAAAGTGCGTCCAAATACATTAAATGATTGCGTATTAAATATACCATCGCCCTGATTTCGTGGATTAATTATAGGAAAATAATATTTGCCCGAATTCACATCATACAAATAAAAAAATCCCCAATCATCAAATACGTCATTTCCAAGGTCACGCCATTGAGAAGCAATTAATCTGTCATCCTCAATTTTATCACCTGCTAATATATTTTCATCAATAAAAGGTGCCATATCCGGGAAAAATTGAGGATATTCATTTGGGTCAAATTCATTTGTATAATTTCGATTCCTCATGTCTTTAAATATTTCTTCTTCGTTTATCATACCTTCAACTGGATTTCCAACAGTAAATCCACCATCCGTCACATTGTCTTTGGAGTAAATAAGTCCCGATGAGATTACAGGTGGTCTATATGTTATTGCCCTTATTAATGCGCGACGATTCGCAATGGACCTCGCCCCCACGCCCGACCCTGGTATATATCGATTTTCCAATGTATGCGGTTGATTCGCAATTGAAGCAATGGGAAATACGCGTCCCACGCCTGCTCCTTTCCTTCGCTGTAAAAAAAATGGCGCCATTCACAAATAATATATATTATGAGAAACAAATTATTTATATAAACCACAATCCGCATTTTTTCAATGCGCCAATTTTATTATGGTCACCCACCATCCAATTGGCGTGCACAAAATGCACCACCTTGTCCTCTTTTGCCAAATATGCATTCTTGATATTTCTGTAATTATTCGGGCATTTCACAATCTCCTCGTTAAAATACAAAAGACCATTTGGAAACATAAATATGCTAAAATTTGTGTGTCTAACCATCTCTGGACAATTATGCAAAATCTCATTCATTATCAATTGGTCATTTGACTTATTATTCTGATTCGCAATTATTGTATCCACCAACAGAACCGACCTTTCACATCTAAAAAATAACATGCATCCCGTGCACGGCATGTTGATGTCAGATTGATAAATAAGATCATAGATTCTGCTCTCCTTGTATTCTACATAAATGGGTGTCACATCATGCAACACAACCGTGTCTACATCCATGTACCATACATCGTATCCTTTTTGCAACAGGTGTTTGATGACATGGTACCGCACATAGGACATATTATTGAATTCGGACGTGCCAAAATTGGTGCTTTCTTTTTGAATATCATCATTATCTATTAAATAGACTGGATATCCCATGGATTTCAACACAGTGTGAGATTCCGAATCAGTCACATAAGACCGGTGATTTGTGATGCCCTGATTTCTTAGAGATTTCAGATGGTTTTTTGCCATCTCTATCGCGCCATAATTGAAAACACTGATAAATAATAGTTTGTCTGACATAATATAGAAATAACGCATTTTACTTTTATATCCTTCTTTGAAAATGACAAACATGATGACCTTGCGCGAATGGCAACGCACTATAGTTCCCGAAAATCAATACATTGTCCAAGCATCCACTACAGATGGTTGTGATGGAATCACCGCAACCTCTATCGGCATGTGTTATGGATTTGCCAAATTTAAAGGAAAAACCGGCAATTTGCAGACCGCACCGGCACTTTTAAAAACAGAATTGTGTTTGTGTGCTATCAATGTGGGGACAGACCAGCGCCGTCGAGGCGCGCATCCAATCTGCCGCAAAACAATCGTTGAAACCTTGTTACACAATGGTTTTCAAAACGCGGCAATAGAGACTGACAAATATTTTGAAGAATTACCTAAATGCAGGTTTGTGATAAGTCCCGAAGGAAACGGCATCGATTGCCACCGTCATTATGAGGTGCTGATGGCAAAATGCATTCCCATTGTCGAGGACAGTGCTCTCATCCGGGCAAAATACGGCAATGTTCCCATTTTGTATACCCGCGATTACAGCGAAATCACACAGGAATATTTAGAGCAAAAATACGCGGAAATGCTGGACCAGCGCTGGGACTTTTCCAACCTTTTTATGGCGTCATGGTCGCCCGAAGAACAACTGCTTATTCAATTCCGCGGCAATTTTTGGTGCGAAAAATTGGCAGGCAAACCGTGGTACCAAGAACAAAAACAAATGCAAACACATCCTTTTTTAGACGGTGCGCAAAAACCGCATGTGTATGTCCTCGGCATGGCAAAAATCTCTTTATAGATTATACATGAAGCAAATTTCGATTGTAATTATAGTTATTCTTTTGGCAGTTATTATGTTTAGCATCTTTAATTATGCCTATGACAAACCCATTTTTGAAAACATGTCTCAAGGAAGATTCATGATTGTTGCTGCAATTGTCAACGATGACTCCGCAACAACAACAGATATGGAAAAGATTACTGCACTAAAAAAACTCAACATCACAGATACCAAACTTAAAGATATTCTTGATTCCAAAGACAGCAATGAAGAAAAAATTAAAAACATAAAAGATGTAATCAAATCAGTAACCCTATAATCCCTGTATGATTTCTTCGGGGAATCCCATCTGCATAAGAATCAGTTTTGCTGCTTTAATCTTGCTTATTCCACCTACTAATTTGTAGGTGAAATGAATTCCATTTTCGTGATGCGGTTCTAGCACCGCGTCCATTTTACAGTTGGCAATGCGCAGCAGACCCGAATTCTTCTTTACTTTCCTGCATAGTTTAACAAAGTGCGTAGTCAAGATGAAATCCACATTATTGCGTTTCTGCAAATATTTGAGAAATGAATAGGAGGCGCTGGTTGCCTCCTCGGCATTTGTGCCCGAGAACAGTTCGTCGAATACACAGAAATGTCTTGCGCCTGTTGATGTATTGTCGTCGATGATTTCAATGATTTCTTTGCATCGGCGCGCCTCTGCCTGGAACAAACTGTCGCGCCCGCTCGTGTCCGGGATGTTCAAATAGGAGTGAATGTGCGTATACGGCACCAGGTCGCACGTTTCATAGAACCCAACACCAAACTGCTGTGTGAAAATGACATTAATTGCTGCCGTCTTCAGTTGCGTGGTCTTGCCGGACGCATTGGGTCCCGTAATAATCAAATTCTTCTCCAATGACATGTCATTGAATATGGCGCTGACTTTGCTGTCCACGAGCGCCGGATAAACTTGCTTTTTGAACTGGGTTGCCCCCGACGCCTTGATTATCCCATAATTCACAACACCTGTATGAACCCTCGCGGCAATACCTGCCAAAGTGGCGCGATATGCCTCGAATGAAATTGCATAACTGAACGCATCCTTGTATTCGGGAATGTCAAACATGCAATAATATGATTTCAGCAAATATCCGATGTCAAAGCATTTTTTGGCAACATTGAAAACACCGGGTTCTAGTAGTTCTACACCACTTAATTCCTGTTTGATTTCCCGCAACACGGACAATTGTTTCTCGGCATCGGCACAAAATTTGGAATACTTGGATTTCATTTTGCCCGTTTTCAAAAAGGTTTCGATGTTCACAATAGAGGTGTCCGCAAATTCCTTCACGGTCAATAAATTATCATTCACTGTATGAATGTTGTTGTAAAACCGCGCGCAGTGTTTGCAATTCTGATACATTTGCAATCCATACATGGCAACTGTGAATATCACATAAATGAAATTGTTTATGGAAAAGTTTTCAAAGGATGTCAAAGTTTTGCCAATGGCGTGGGATTTGGCGAGGTCCTTCAACATGTCAATGTAGGTGGAAAACGAGATGGGCACCGACTTGATGCGGAGAATTACAAAGGGTGCAATGATGAATAAAAACGGCAATATGATAGAGAATACAGGTGAAATCAAATTCATGATTGTCCAATATCCCATGAATGTCGAGGTCTTGTTTATGAACCGGAGTTGCTCAAAATCGATGTATCCATATCTGTCGTGAAATCCTCCGGGGGTTCCATTGGACTCATATAAATCTCTCCAAATATGTAGGAGTTTTTTTGCGCGCGCATCATCCACGGATTCTGTGGACATGGGATTAATGGATTGAATGATTTCCTGTGTTTGACAGATGAATTCTGCATCACTTGTGTAAGAGGTTTTGATGCGGTCAATCATGGTGACCGTCAACTCTGTTTTGGGTTGAAACAGGGTAGAATACATGGTTGGCGCCAATTCGAGGTCTGATGCAACCGTGGGTGACAAATTGTGCACAACGGATTCTTCTAAATAGGAGATGGGCAATTTGAACCATGTTTTATCTAAGGGTCCTAACTCTGAAAGAGTTACAGGTCCAAACTCCGAAGGAGTTGCAGGTCCTAAGTCCGGAGTCGCAGCAATGTCTTCTTCACAATTCATCACAGTATAATATAAATTTTGCACAATTTATACTATAGAATTTAACGCAAATATGAACATGGGTTATTTCCCTCAACCTTATAGGTTATTCGGCAAAGGATTGATTTGAATTCTATAGTAATTCTCCAAATCCTGTTTGACACGCATGTCATAATATGTCACAAAGTTGATGGCAGTGCCCTTTCGCCCCCAACGTCCCGACCGACCAATTCGGTGCAAATAAGTATTCACATCCCTAGTCAAATCAAAATTAATCACCACATTCACCTGTTGGACATCAATGCCGCGCGCAGTAATATCGGACGAAATCAGGAATCGGCAAGCACTCGACTTGAACTGCTTAAATGCAGTCTCGCGCTCATATTTGCTCAAATGTCGGTGAATGCAAACCACACTAAATCCGTCACGAGTCATACACTCATGCAACTGTTTTACTCGATTCACACTGTTGCAATAAATAATGCATTGATTTATTGACATCTTGGAGCAAATCTGCTGCAATAAATCATACTTGTCGTCGTCCGTTCGCACCGAAGCATAATATTGCGCAATTCCCTCCAACGTCAGTTTCTCCGGTTCCATCAAGATTCTTACAGGGTCGCGCATGAATTTGCGAGTAATGTCGAGCACTTCTTTGTTAAGAGTGGCGCTGAAAATAAGAACTTGCACATCCTCTTTGAGCAATTCAAAAATGCTGCGCACCTGCTCCTGGAATCCCTGCGACAACATCTCGTCTGCCTCGTCAATGATTATTGTGTGAACATCTTCGACGGCAAATGCGCCTTTTTGCAGCAAATCGAGAATGCGTCCGGGACATCCCACAGCAACTGTGGGAGGGGTTCGCTTTGTGCTATTGATTTCGTCGCGCACATTGGTGCCACCAATGAAGGTTTTTGCTGAGAAATTTGGGATGCCAGTGCCGATTGAATTGAATACAACAGTGGTTTGTGTTGCTAATTCGTGGGTGGGTGCTAATGCAATAATTTGCGTGCCCTTTAAAGCATGATTGAGACGCGATAAAGAACCAATTGTGAATGTGGCAGTTTTGCCAGTGCCGGATTGTGCTTGGGCAATTAATTCGCGCCCGCATTGGATGGGATGGATGGCGCGCTGTTGAATGGGACTCGGTCTTTCAAAACCATATGAATAAATGCCGCGCAGAATTTCATCGGGGAGACCCATGTCTTCCCAATTTGCATGAACCGTGTTTTCGTCGTATTTTGGAGTATCAGTCATTGTATGTAATAAATATATTATTTGGATTCTGTCTAAATAGTTTTTAATTGTGTATTATCGGCAAATTCAAAAAAGAAAATTGATCCCACAGAATGATTTAACTGGTGTCTGCAAAAAACAATGTTTCGATTTATGAAAAGTGCTGCTTTCATTTATACTGTATGGGTTTTGATGCATTATGTAGTGCCCCATATTTACACACATGTGTGTGTTCCGCTTACGCCGAGTGGGTTTGCGTTGTCTATATTTGTGGCGCCGGCGCCGCATTGCCAAATTATGCGATGGACTATTTATACAAGTGGTAATATGATAAATATGATGTGGATATGCATTGCGACATGGTTGGCGCAAACGATGATTCCTGAGGAAAAAAAACAACCCCCTTAATTGTTTTATTTTGTTTATGTGTTTTTATTTTGTTTATGTGTTTTTTATTTTGTTTATGTGTTTTTTATTTTGTTTATGTGTTTTTTATTTTGTTTAT